ATGCTCTGCTATGTGATTTCAACTTTACTGTTCGATGATGAAAATAAACCATCCTCTTTAATGGTTGGCGTTATCTTTGTTTTTCTGCTGTGGCCGGGATTTGAGTTATTTACGTGGAGGACTGTTATCACTGGCTATACTGTTCCCATGCTTCTGACTCTTGCTGTAATTCGTAAATTCATGACACATTCCAGGCGTGCCATGCTTATAGATAGCAAAATTCAAATTGCGCTGTATTGTTTAGTTGGATTTCTTTCAGGTCTCTCATTCGAGAATGTTCCAGTAGCAACCATCTTTTTCTTGTTTGCGACACTGCTCATGAGCAAGCAGCTTAAAACCCGACTAGCACTTGTTCCTGTGTCTGTGATGACCGGGTGGGCATTGCTTGTTACAGCGCCATCGACAACATTCAGAAGAATTAAGTACCATGAATGGTATCACAAAGATATTCCGTTTCTTGATGGCATTCAAGCGCGGGCGATCAATGTCGTGTCTGTATTTGCTCAGACATCTACAATTGTTTTCATTGCGGCAATACTGGCTCTTGCTTACCTATACCATAAAAAACTTGTCTTCAAAGAGCATGACCTGTTACTAATTTCATCTGTATTAGTGGTGGGGTCTATGGTTGCCTCACCATATACTGAGGCCAGGTCTTTTATGTTCGCCTGGTGCGTCATGATCGCCTTTGTGGTTGCCGCTGTAAAAGCATTGATTGACAAAGATTGGAGATATAACTTTGCAATTATAGTCGTAGGCTTCATTTCTCTTTATGTAAGCAAAGAACTTTACATTAAGACGCGAGATTTTTATGAGCCGATGCATATCAGAGAGTCGCTTATTGAATCTAAACTTAATAGCAACGAATGTGGTAGTGGAATAAAGGTTGGCTTAGTGAACGGATTTGATGATTACCGTTACGTAAATAACAGGGATGAATGGTACTACTATAATTTGCCACTTGTTTCCGAATACTACGGATGCAAAATTATTAAATAAGTCAGGGGGCGATTGCCCCCTTTTTTACGCCTTCTTCCATCCCCCAGATCCATCAGACCAAAGACGTACTGAATCGCCAGCTGCAAGCACTATTGACGCGCCCAGGAAAAGGTTACCACCTGATCCACCCGAGTTCTCAAGCGTCATGCCATTGACAGAACGGATTCTGACATACCTGTCTTTGATATAGGCTCCACTGTTCTGAATGTTTATTGTTATTACACTACCGGTTCCGTTTACCTGAACTGTATCGGCAACGCTGGGTATGCTGATTGCCCCTGAGCTTACTGACGCTCTCGCGCTGCCTAATGGGTCCCATCTTGTGTTGTTTCCAAAAATTGTTACGTCACCAGATACAGTAACAATGTCATCAAGAAGACCAGCAAGCTTACATGCGTTTGCAGAAACAGTGATGTTGTAGCAATTGACGTCCGCGATAAATATTGCATATCTCTGACCATCACCACTTCTAATAGAATTTCCAGTTATGGTTATGTCTTTACTGTCACCAAGGAATGGATAACCACCGTTTCCCTTGTGAACTAGTATTGCAGCCTGCATAGGACCATCAGATTTACCTTTCAGATTCAGGTTCAGGATATTGCAGGTTACCGTCATTTGCTCGCATGAGTTAACTTCAATACCTAACCATCCATTTTCCTCAATGTGGTTTCCTGTCGCTGAACATTTTCTACAATCACCAAAGTCAATACCTACACCAGCGTTATTAGTAATGATATTGCTGTTTACACTCACGCCATTAGCGTTTACTAAAATACCTTGATGGTATGTTTCTGAGCCGTTTCCGTGGACTTGGTTATTTGCAACGACAGTCAGATCGCACTGAACTGCTAGACCTGTCCCGCTGTTACTGAAGATATGATTCTCTGTGATGAGAACTTTTTCGTAGGCTTGCTGATCTGCTGCCTCTGATATAAGAACAAGGCCAATTCCGCTGCCATAGTTTTGATATGTTCTGTTCCCTGAAATATTCAGTTTTGCAGAGTTTCTTTTATTTCCCTGCCCTAAGATACCATTTGCTTTCTTACTGATATCGTTGTCAATAATATCAACGTTAAGCGCGTTATAGAGGTATATGCCAGCACCGGCTGACGCCTGTGAAGATGATGTAGCTCCGCCTAAAATAGTAGTTGTTTTTATCCGGCTTGGCGCGAATGTCGCCGGGGTGTCCTGCACCACTATAGAGTGGCCTGGGGTGTTTGTTATGCGCGTGCCATCAATATCAAATCTGGATGTTGAATTTACGTAAATTGTATTAGCAGCAGTTGATAAGGTATCAGCACTGCCATCGACACTGCCCCCCTTTAGGGAACCGCCATTGCTGATAACCACCATATTGCTGGTAGTTGCAGGCTTCCTTTTCAGGTTCGGGCGAATCCACTTACACGTAGATGTTACTGATTCAACCTGGTAAGTTATGCCTTCCTCAAAGATCAGATCCCTTCCTACCGAAGCTGCATAATCATTTGCCGCCTGCACAATCTGCTGGTCTGTCATCCCCGGTAATCTGAACATTTCCACGGGGACATCAGAATGAATCCTTTGGATGCTGGGTATATATTTATAACCATCATCACTTGCGAGTAAGACCATCACATCCGCAGCAGAACCTGACTCCGGCAAAACAACGATGGGGTCGCCGTTATTGTTGAAAGCCAGCAGCTTATTGCTGCGTACAGTGGCAGAAGGGACCAATCCTATCGCTGACTCAGGAACGCGCAACACCCGGGCAAGAGAGGTACTTTCGACGTATTTTTTTGTTGCCGCATCCTGGTCATTTACAGGATCTGCTAGCTTTTCAATTCGATAACCTTCAGCGTTGAACGGACCTCCTAAGAGCGGGCGGCGAAGGGCTAACCCAAGATAAATATACGAACTCTGAATCGCCATCCACAGGCGATCAAAGTCTTTATTTACCGTATAGGCTAAAAGATCTCCGTTATCCTGGTAATCTGTAAGGCGGTAGGTAGGAACAACACGTTCCAGCATCACCACTGTACCGTTAGCCGGAGGCGTCGAAAATGTAACGTCCCCTCCGCCGACATTACCAACGCCCCCTACAGAATATCCTGACGTTAATACCTCTCCGTTTAGCGTGACCTGCAGGTCGCTGGAATTGATGATATAAAATTCAAAGGGAAAAACGGTAGTTAAACCATTGGCGTTATAAATGATGTAGGGAGTCTGGTTAGGTACCGACATAGCACGAACCTCGGGCAGGTTAGTAATCGACGTCGACCAGATGATCTCCGTCACTTAACTGCCAATCTTCTCGCGCATGCCCGGTCGGAATCCCGACTACTTTCCCGATGCGCACCGGGGTCTGGCTTATTGCACCTGCGCCAGAGTCTATAAAGTCGTCCGGCTGATTGGTCAATGCCGGATTAAAATCACGCATCTGGTCGTACACAGGGCCGTCGAGCACATCGGTATGCGCCCACAGGAATCGCGACGACAGCGGCGCTTCAAACGCATCAAGGATACGTTTTTGTTTATTGGTGACGCTGAACTCCTCCCTGACGCCGCAGCCGGTACCCTTAAGCGCCTGACGCAGCAATTTACCCGCGAAGCTCCCCGGTCCGTTTACCTCTACACAAACAACCGGGATCTGGTATCTGAGCACTAACTCTTTAATCTGCGCTACCTGCCCGCCGGTGATTTTGTCGTTATCGTCGAATTCCGCCAGCTCTCCCGTAAGCTCCTGGCAGACATGCCAGTACAGGTGGCCGCGTGCATCGGTAAGTATCAGAGAAAACGCCGAGGCGTCAGCCTTAACTTTACCGGTTGCCACATCCCACCAGGCGACCGCACCAACGATTTGCACGTTACCCAGCCACAACGAAGCCGTACGGTTCGCATAGCGAATTTGAGGATGAATGTTGTATTCCCGGATACGGTCAGGGTCGAGGCGAACGTCTCCGACGGGTTTACTGTGCAGCTGATACTGGCTATCCCACTCGTTAATCGTGCGGGTTTCTTTGCGGCGGTTCTCCATTTCTTCGCGGGTGAACCGTTCAGGCCAGGCGCAGCCTGCATAAAAATCGATAACCGTGTCCGGCGCGGCCGCAAACTCAACGCCGTCGGCGGTCAGCTTATAATCCACGTTTTCGACCAACAGCCGCGCCGCCTTGTGGATGCCAGCAAAAACATAATCCGGGCGAAAAGGCACTGCGTAGCGCAGCTGCGTGGCCTCTTTCGCTTCAATGCGCTTTTCTTTATCAAATAACCGGATGGTAAGACAGTCGGCCCCCATAGACTCCACCTCATCATAAAGGCTGTCATGCGTGTGCGGCGTACCGATGTAGAGTTTGCGGCCACCGGGGATCAGGATGTGGGTTTGCTCTCCCAGGCGATAGCGCAGCTTTTCGCGCGCCTCCGGAGTCTGGATGTTACGTGGTACCTCCACGTCGTCGTTCTGGCATTCGTTGGCGCGAGCCGAGGTTACGTTAGACAGGATGCCTTTTGCGTACATACTGCCGTTACGTAAATCCAGAGCGCCATTAACCCACCACTGCTCAACGGTTCCCTGCCCGTCGGGAAGCATGCCTTTGGTCAGCGGGTGGTTACGCAGGACGTTCTGAGTGTCACGGCTGGTTTTATACGCGGTTCCGTCTGATTCCGACTGGTGAAGAATGCGGTACTGATGATCGCAGTAGTATCGCCAGGCATTATAGACCGCAAGGATCGTTGATTTACCGAAACCACGGAAACAGCGAAGCACCGCGAGGTTTCCGCGATGCTCCAGCCAGTGGCAGGCCTGATAGTGGCAGTCCGGAACGTCCCAGTTCATTCGCTCCGCCCACATTAAAAAGAAGGCGAGGAACGAAATCATTTTTTCCCTTTCTGCAGGCGTTCAATAATGGCGGCCGCCTCTCGCTCAGCTTTTGAAACCTGCTGGCCCAGCGCAAAGGCTTCATCATCCTGTCCTGGATTGTCAGAAGGCGTACCACCACGCGTCTGCATGCCAATAAGGGAATGCACCTTAATCAGCAGCGTCAGCGAAGCCGCCGCGTTCTTCTTATCCCAGTAGCGGTCGCCGCGCTCGTCTTTGGTCAGTTCGCTGGGTTTCTTACCCGCCCCCGGCCAGTTGTCCGGATCAGCTTCCTCGAGCACCACGTCAGTAAGTTTGTCGCTCAGCGCGGTAAGGCGTGTCTTGTAATCCTGATGCATAAAAAAGCCCTGTAGTGAATACAGGGCTATGGTGTATGCTTTTTGAGGTCGGAATCCCGACCGATTACCGCATGCCGGGGTCAACCTGATTTATCAGCGGCGCTATCCAGAAAAGATTATTACCCGGCAGCAGCGTACGCACATTATGCAGCACTCGATCACCTGCATCGCCGTTGAGCACGCCAGCGGTAACATCTGTGATGGTATCGAGCAGGCCAAACGTCGGGCCGAGAGCGGAGCCAATAAAGCCACGGCTGGCATAGCGAGACTGTGTGCCGGTACCGAGCAGTGCACCCAGCCCCACCATACCGCCGGAGGCTTTTTCTGCCATGTTGTTATATTCCATCAGCGGGCCGAGAATACCGGACCGGTCGATACCTTCAATGGCCAGTTTCTGAGGCGACCAGTCAACCTCTTTGCCGTTTGCAGACTGCTTAAGCGCGTATGTCAGTGCACCGAGCCCTATCTGAAAAGCAGCACCGTAATAAAATTGTGCTGTACCTTCTGATAAACCTCCGATTGTCGCCCGGTTGTATGAAGCTGTGGTAAAAGAGCGAAACTGGAAGATCGACCGTCCGATAGTGCTGCTGGCCCATAACGGAGTATCCCCAACCCCAGGTGTTATAATGATGTTATTTGTATCTTTCAGCACGGCGGACTGAAAAACTCCAGCGACATGCTGATCATCCCATTTATCAAAATTACCAATGTGCCAGCCGTCAACGACTTCTCCATGCTTCTGGAATTCACCACGTATCCGCCCAGCCATGTTTTCATCGATACCGAGTTTTGCCAGTCGGCGTCCGGTAAAAGCCCCTGATAAAATGCCGTCTGAAGTTATCAATCCATTGATTGCTTTATTCACATCGTTAAACTGCCCCATCAGTGTGAGCTTGCCAAATACATCAGTCACTCGATCAAGTCCTGCCTCCGCAGCGTTCGTACGCGTAGAGCTATCTACGAGATCAGCCATTAATCGCGAACGGGTGTTAAGAACAGTTTCAAGCCCGACGGCCATTTTTTCCATTTCGGCTTTACTGGCTTGTAATGCAGGAGAGCGACTAATAAGGGCCCCATAGCCTTTCATCGTTTTACTGAATCCCTGCACCATCACCCCGCGGGCAAGATCGGGAATTGCGGATACGGTCATGCCACCAAGTTTCGTCACAAAATTCACATTGCGCAAAGCTCTTCCTGCACGTACAAAGAAAGATCCAGGGTCGTCCGGCATCTTGTATGTACCCACAAGGCGATCGCGCATAGCCCTAATATCGCGAATATCATTCTCCCTTGCTTTTGCTAACCTCGCCTGATCTGTGGGGTTTGCGCGCATCAGATCATCATATTCATCCTGAATATCCTTAAGCTGCTTTTCCAACGTCCTGTCACCAAACGTCCTGGTAAGCTCTATATCGGGGGCGCTTTCGCGGATATGTCGCTGGAGCACGTAGTTTGCATCACTTTCGAGATATTCACGCATCATACTGTCGGGCAAATTCAACGTTCGTGATTTTGAACTGCCAGGAACCTTGACAGTAAATACGTTAACAAAATCCTGAGGGATCCGCGCACCAACTATTTTGTTAATAGTAGCGTCAGCTGCTATCTCTGCATCCTCTTTAGACATACCCTGAGCTCCACGCGCCCACCAGTTAACAAGAATGTCTCGGAATTTATCACGCTCGTTTACGATTTTCCCGACTCGATACACTCGTGGAAAGTAACTGGTTTGGCCCAGTGCTTTCAGCTCGTCATCCGGCGGGAGAAGCCCTAACTTCTGTTGGGCTACTTTCACGCGGTCTACAACAGTTCTGAGTGCTTTTGCCGTTTCTTGCACAACCGGATTTGCATGGATATCTCCATTTCTCATCGCGTCACCAACCTCTTCACGAAACGCCGTAAAGTTAAGGTCTCCGCCACCAGATTTGTATTTTGCATATGCCTGTTTGTTAGTAACGACAACAGCCGCCTCCTCACGGCGCCAGCTGCGAACCCTTGTTTCCGTAGCAACTGGGGTGGCGTAGCCACGTTCATTACCCCGCAACGTAAAATTATTCTCAGCAAGCTCCAGTGCGGTAATTCTGGTACGGCGCGATGGAGATGTGATGGCACGGGTTAGTGGCGTCATGTAGCCACCCGCCTTAATCGCCGCATCAGCCACTCGACCACCGGCCAGTGTCAGATCGTCAAGATTTGCATCATTAATACGCATCGCACCGACACTTCCACCATCCTGAGCAGCATCAACACCACGTGCGATATCGCTATTAATACTCATACTATCGAGCGCATCAGCCACTTCGCGCGTGGCTGCGGTGCGAACAGAAGGAGACAGCGCGGCGCCAGCCGCCGCAAATACACCACTCATCAACGCACCGGCTGCGACGTGGGAAGCGCTTTCCCCCCACGTGCGGGTAATCTGCTGGTTATTCAGCGCAACCTCGCTCGCTGCTGTTGCAGCTGCACCGATTGCAGCCTGTGATGCAATGCGGGCCACTGCACCCCCCTGAGCGCCGGGAATAAACATCGAAGCGACGGTGACGGGGTCAACAACCCCGGCTGCAATACTGGCGAGAACGCCCTCTCCGCCCGCCTCGGAAAGTACCCGACGGTCTTCGTTTTCGTCGTCTATCTGCTGTTTCAGCCAGGCAGTTTCTTCCGGTGAGCGGGAGTCGGCAAAAGCGGATCCCCATTGTTCATACCCATGCAGCTCGTTTTTATCAACATACGGATTGTACCCGTCTACCGGCTCGAACTGCTTAGCCGGGCGGAACATCTGCCCCAGCAGGTTATTCTGGCGAAATGCTGCGCCCCATACGGATGGCTCATCCTGCTGAGGTACCGGGTTGGTACCTTCGGGCAAAGGAACATCAAACCCGGTTGGTGCCGCCAGCACATTGCCTGCTGGAGTGAATCCGTTATTCAGTTCTTCAGGAGTGGCGTATACCGGCATTATTCAGTGCTCCACGAAAAGTAATTTTTAACCCTGTCCATACGCTCGTTGTGCAGGCGCTTATATTGTTCGTCGAGCGCGCGGTGTTTATCTTTGAACCCGCGAATGTCCTGACCGCGCTGCAGCTCATTACGATCGTGTTCTTCACGCTCTTCCTGCATTTTTTTATATGGCGCCCACTCTTCCAGCGACGGTTTCCAGCGCATCGGCCTGCCGTACGAATCGTAGAATGGCTGTACCGCTTCGATACCATCCTTATCTTTTGTCCGCACCATGATGGCGTAATCGCCATTGCGGGCCGTCAGTACATCAGGAGTTATCTCCAGCTCTCCGCCAATACGCGATTCCGGCGTTTTGCTGGTCACAGGTGCAGCGCTACCGGAAGTAATACCAAGCTGCGTCGGGCTGGTGGTGATCTCGCCCTTGCGCTCACCGTACATCAGGCTCTCTTTTTCTTCTTTCCACTGTGCCGCCTGCCATCCTGACGGACCGTAGTTATAGAGTGCCTCTGGCGCGTATTTCATAAGTTTGGCGTCGCCGTTTACCTCGCTGATACTCCATGTGCGGGCGATCTGCTGGTTGGTCATTTTTTTGGCTGCATCCGCATTGCCGCCAGTGGTTCGGTAATTAATGTCATACAGTGACTGGTAATCGTTGCGGAAACGTGCGGCCTCTGGCGTCTGATCGTCGGCGGATGGATTTCCCCAGCTAAAGAAGCCCGACATGCTGCTCACAGCGGAATCCATCGCTTTGCTGCGGTCTTTTTTGTATTCCTTGGTGCTCTGGGTTGAGGCCAGTTGCGCTTTGAGCGCATCGGTCTGGTTGTAGGTCAGATTCTGCGCCTGCTCGATAGCGGTTTCGGACGCCATGCCAGAATCGGTAAGCTGCTTAACAGTGAGATAAAATCCCTGCATATCCTTTGGCATGTCGCCAACAGAGGCGGGATCCGTGTCATAGAGACGATTAAATAACTCAGCCCCCTGACGGACCGCCTCAGGACTGCGCGCGCGGGAAATCGCCGATAACTGGGTGGTTACCTGCGAAGGGATGATCCCGGTCTGGGCCACCTGCTGCACAATCCCGTCATGGGTGGTGGCATCGTTAATCCGGAAGTTTTGCGCCGTTGGCGTGGCGTCGGCGGCTTTTTGCATGGATTTATTGGTAGGGTCGAGTTTCTCGCCCATAGACAGCGCTTCGTTAAAACGACGGGTATCACGTTGCACCTGTATCGCTTCATTGCTTTTCTGGACCAGCGCGCCGAGCTTGCCATACGCATCGAGCTTGAGCGCATAATCAGGGTCATTTGCCTGAGGCTTTAACTTTGCGATTTCTGCCTGCTGCTGTTCCGGGGATACGTACTGTATCGCCTGGAAGGTTTTGGCGTTGTTGATCGCGATATCGAGCTGCTTAACTGCCTTTGCCCCCTGTTCACCGTACGCAAACATAATTGATGCCTTATCGGGCATTGCGTCAGGCACTTCCCCGTTGTACAGCTGCGTCATCGTATTATTCAGAATCGGGTCAATTTGCTCGCGCAGCGCCGTACGCTGCTCACGGATTTTTGACTCGGCAATGTTATCGATTTTGTTGACAGAAACAGGATCGAGACCGGTTTTATTTTTACGGTACCGGGCCAGCCACCCGCGGGTTTCAGCAGGTAATTGCCGAATAAAATCAGCCTCAGAAATTTCGCCTTTGCGTGGGTCTCCGGTTTTCGCGATCAGCTTGTCAACGTTACCCATACCCCAGTTATACGCAGCACCCGCCAGCGTTTCAGAGCCATATTTACCGTACAGCTGATTTGCGTAATCGCTCGCCAGCAGGGCATTTTGCTCTTCATCTGCCGGGTTATATTCAACTCCGCGCTTCGCCGCCAGCTCTTTGCCCGTATCCGGCATCATCTGGTATTTTCCCTGCGCGCCGGCGGGCGAAGTGATAATGCTGCCGTCGGCATTGAAATGTTTACCACCGGATTCAACGATACCAATAGCGCGCATATCCAGCGCGCCTGTATCTTTCACCGGGAAATCGCCATTTAACCAGCCCTGAGGATTGGTAACCGCATAGTTCTGGGCTCGCTGGTCCATTGCTCGCAAATTGGCCTCAGAAACCGCCTGGTCTATTTGCTCCTGTGACCACCCCTGCGCCTGGCCATACAATGAAATTGAGTGCTGCCGGGCGCTGCGAATCAGTGCGGCAGCCTGCGGATCGTCAAACGCCCCCGCTTCCTGTTCAACAGACGATTTAACCGTCGCGTCGAGCTGCTGGCGCTGCGCCTGTTCAGTTTGGCTACGCTCAAAGCTGTTATAAGTGCTGGCTCTGCGGACCTGACCCGCTTTCCACTGCGCGTCAAAATACTGCAGCTGGCTCTGCGGCACGCGTTTACGGGCCTCTTCATAGTCGGAAGAGTCCTGTTTATCCATGTCCAGACCAACGCCAGAAGACTTGAACCCCTGCCGGGTTACCAGCGCGCCGGTCTCCGGGTTTTCCCAGCGGTCACTGGATTTCGCATCAAGATCGGTAAGAATGGCCTGGGTTGCCGCCACGTCCGCTTTATCCTGGGTGCGCTGCAAATCTTCTACAGTCTGACCCAGAGCGGCTCCCAGCCCAGCTACAGCATTACCTATTTGACCAACATTACTGACCCCGATCCGGGTCGGATTAGCCTGCGGCGTAACGTTGCCAAAATTACCCGTTGGAATTCTCACGGTTATTTACTCCCTGCTTTTTTCCAGCCGTTATACGCTGTCCCGCCAGCGCTCAGCAGCGAGCTGCCCGCGCTGATGTAGCCAGATGTTGAAGCATTACGGCCGCTAATGCGGTCGGCAGACGCCTGTGCGTTGAGCCGTGAGCTCTGGTTCGCACCATTCAAAATGGTCTGGTACGCATCCTGCTCCGCATCACCCACGATGCCGGACTGGATACGTAATGCAGTACCTTCCCCCGTGTCCACACCAGACCCAGCAAGAGAAGCTCGCGCTGCAGCTGCCTGTGCTCGTCCAGCTTTACGGATGCGATCGGCTTCCACCCGTGCAGCTGCCTGTGCAGCCTCGGCATCAGCTTCCGCCTGTGCAGCCTGATAGTTGGACATTTTCTTTTGCTGCTGCCCGCTATAAACCGCACCACCAGCCGCAAGAACTGATGCGCCGATCGCCGCAATTTCTATGCCAGTGCACATCGTTACACCTCTTTGGAATAAAGCAGACCGGTACGCGACAGGCCGAGACGTGAATACAAATCGCCGGTGCGTTCTTCATGCACGCCCGTGGTGATCCCCATGTTTATGAGCGCAGCGCCGTGCTCTTCAGCCCAGGTGATAAACGCTTTAGCGAGACGCGGTCCCGCAGTGCCGCCGCGATGCTCAGGAGCAATGAACAGCCCATACTCAAACGCCATCAGCTGGCGGCTGAACCATTGCTCAGCAATCCCCCCGGCCAGCCAGCCGATTACAGCACCGTCTTTTTCGACCACCAGCAGACAACCGGCGGGGGACGAAATAAGGTTGCGGGCGAGCTCTGCGCACTTTCCTTCATCGAAGGGAGAATTCCGCGAATAACGGGACTCGATATACATCCGTGCTCCCAGCTCGATCAGCGCCGGGATATCCCCGGCCGTTGCGTTACGTACCATGTCAGCCCCCGTTACTGGTGAATGTGAAAATAATGGCAAGAAGATGGAATGGCAGCGGCTGGCGCTGCTGGATAAGCAGGGTATCTTCTCCGCGTTCCCAGCCGAGTTTTCCCCAATAGTGATCGCCGGTGAATAATGGAGCGGGCTGGTTGAGGATTTTTGGTCCGAAACGGCGGAACGGAATAACCTGGCCGTTGCACTCCGCGCCAGTCGTTTCGAGGAAACGCATAGTCACTTCGCTGGTGCGTTTTCTCGCGTTCTGTGTCGTACCCTCGGTGGTCTGAACTTCAGGCGTAAGCGTTTCGATCGTGCTTTCAAAGTGCAGGCCAATTTCCACGCTTTTCGCCGGGCGTGAGAGGGTGATCTGACCAGAGGAAACGGTGTACTGCGGCATAACCGCGCCATCGGCCACCACATCAACCGTCTGGCCCTCGAGGTGCGCAAGCCCAGACCATGTCGCAGAACCGGCGCTACTTGTTCCGGTTACTGCAGCATCCGTATAGAGTTTGCTGTCGAACACCTCGACATAACGTACGGTCTGACCGTTTATCTCGCGACGGACGATCGCATAAACCACATCGTCAGCTTCCGATGGTATGGTCGCCACCGACTCAAACGCGCCATCTGTAACCTGACGTGACCATGCAATTACATCCTGACCACGGTCGATAGCCATCGTGACCGCAGCGCCATCAGCCCGAACCATCCAGATAAACGCATCAGGCTGTTGCTGATAGGCCATGTCCAGCACCCCACCAGCGGTGATGTGTTCGGCCAGCACAGTCATATCGTTGGCCGAATAGGAAACAAAGCTGTCGGGGTCGTATGCCACTGCATAAAGCTTGCGGCCAGCGCGCTGCACGAACATGATTTCGGTACCAACGCGCACCGGGCGGATCCCGTTGCAGCCGTACGGGCTTGGATTTTTCACCGAAATATTGGTCGGTGTTATGGCCGCATCGTTGCCGGAGATGATCGTAAACTCCCCGCCGTAGGTCAGCGCAATCAGGGTATTCATCTGCGCCAGATGCACAATCGGGTTGAGCTGGTCAGAAGACAGCGTGAAGCTGATCGCGTCATCGTCCTCGGTACCAATCTCAAAGGACAGGTAAACGCCCGTTTCGCTCCACCAGATTGTTTGCGGATATTTTGGCGAACCCGCCAGGACAAGGCGCTGCTGGTATAGCGTCACCGCGCCGGGGTACCCAAATTCATTGGTCCAGACCGTGTCCTCACGCGTCCATGAACCCGGTGATGCCGCCTGCGTGGCGGTTAAGTCGCTGCGGATAGTACCAACGGCAACCTGCGGGCTGGTGATGCTTTTAATCAGTACCAGACCACCATTAAGGCGAACGTAGGAGCCCACGTCCTGAGCAACCCAGCCGCCCCCCGTAAATGGAGGTGTTGGGTTGGTGCCTGGATCAGCGTCGCTCAGCGTAAGCGTAATTTCAGAGCCCACGAATTCTTTTACGGACGGCTTACACCACTTCTGCGGTGTATCGCGCACCTCGTCGAATGGCTCAACGACAAATGGCGCTGGCTCAAGCACCCAGTCGGTTTGGCCGCGTCGCTGGAGGCGATGAGGCTTAACAGACTGATGTACCAGAAACATGGTGTCAGCGCCCTGGACATAATTCACAGCAGACAACATATCGGCGGTGTATGGGCTGGCGATTTCATACGGCGTATTGTCGCCATTAACCAGCTGCTTACCGTTCTGATAAATGCGCATGTAGCCATCGCCGAATTCAAGCATGTAGGCCTGAGAACGGTTGAACACGTACGGAATAAGACGTGATTTTTTATCGCCGTGTTTGGTAGCTGCCGCAAAGCGTGTCCCCGGTCTGCGGACAACACCACCCTGCACCACCACCACCGCGTTTTCGATAATCTTCGCGCCGTTGGCGTAGCGGGCAATATCAACGCGCCCCATCAGACGAGGGGAAACTTCGCCAGCTGTAAAATTGGTTTTTATAAGGTTCGCGCGCATGTCAGAACCTCGACTCATAAGTTGGGTAACCGCCCAGCTCTTCCGGCGGTTCTTCCTGACCATCAACGGCTTTTGCCTGTTTCAGAAGGAATGAGGCCTCCTGCGCCAGGCTATCGCGCAGGCTGGCGGACCCGGTCACCGCATACGCCAGCTTGGACTGCATCATCATTTCAGCAACATCCACCAGCGCAGCGTCCCACGTGGACTCGTCCTCGTTACGGTAGACATAACGCAGGCGAATCGCATCGACGTTAGCCAACAGCCGGGTACCCTCAATACGGTAATCAATATCATCCCGTGGCTCCCCCACAGAAAGGACGCGAATCAGGTCGCCCGGCAGCGAAAACTGATAGCCATATCCGAAGACGGGCGCGGCGCTGACGGGTGAGAGCACAACGCGCTTTATTGCACAGTTCCACGGGTGAGCGCGGAGTAATTTATTGCGGACAGTAGGGTAAAGGTTGGCGCAAAGACGGGCATGATCCGTGTCTTCGTCGAAATCATTTATCGGGTGTGCACCCAGCGCCAGAAGTGCGTTTGAGCAGATAGAGACACTCGAAGTCATGGCATAGCCTCAGATGAAAAAAGGCCGGGGATAGTCCCCGGCAAACACACCAGCTTCATTAAGCAACAAAATCGATGGCGACGACTTTTTTCTCGTTGGCACGACCAGCACCATAAGACGCATCAACAGAGATCTGAATGGTGTTATTTTTATCGCGGCGCGGGCCGATATCGACGTTGTACTCAGCGCCGGTACCGAAATGCACAGCGGATTTACACCATGCGACGGCGGTTTTGGTGGTCACGGCCGGATCGCCTGCAGTCGCAGAATCCAGTTTTTCGTAAGCCAGCCACTTAAAACCAAGCCAGTTACCAGAGACAGCACCTTCCTGCAGCATTTTCACCGCCATGAAGTCGGCAGAAGTCAGCGTGGTATCGCTGAGGATCTGCGTCAGCATGTCGGCGTTGTAGGTGATGTACAGCTCTTCACCGTTCTGTTCGTCGCACTCGTTGCGGCGGAACATCGCTTTCGCGGCGATCAACTTGGCTTTGGTCATGCCAGTGCCACCTGCAACGATTTTCTGCGACGCGGGCAACGCCACCGGTGCATACGCGCCACCACTGGACGTTTTACGCATCACAGGGTCGAGCAGAGCACGATAAACGACATCATCTTTTTTGCGGTTGGAGGCCGCCAGGGTGAGCTGCAGATATGGTCCCTGAGGGTCTGCCAGCAATTTACGCAGGTCACGTTTTTCAACTGGCACGAATACAGCGTAGTCCGCCATCAACGCATTACGGGTGCCAGCGTCTGGCAGGTCCCATACGGTGTCACCGAAACGCGTGGTGATCTGCGTCATTTCGATGGTGCCCATATCGTTGATGGTGAACGCTTCGCCGGTGATCATCCCACGGTCGTTTACCGCTGCCTGCAGGCGGGAGTCCTTCTGCTGCGCGGCGATTTCGAAAGAATCATGAAACTGCGTGATAAACGCAGCGGTAATCATGTTCTTATTGGCATCAAATGACATAACAATCACTCCAGAAAATATCGCCTGCTGGGTTGTCGGTTGCCCGGCCCGATTAACACAATGCGCGTGGCGCTTACGCACTGCGGGAAAATTCAGTTATCCGGCGTCCCCGCCGGGCTGGTTGTGGGGAGATTGTTAGCGAGGTGTGCGGTCGGAATCCCGACCAAATGAAAAAGCCGGCGGGTCAGGCTGGCTTTTGATATGTTACTGTGACATGTCACGCTACAGTTTGATCGCCATAGCGCTTCTGGTAATACGCTTTGACCTTCGCTGATACGCGCTCATGGTCTGGGTTTTTAGGGTCCATGTACGCAGGGGATTTCATCAGGTCGCGAATTGTCTGCTGCTCTTCAAGGTTCACATCGCCACCCGCTGGCGCATCCTCCTGCATTTCTGCGCCGACTTTAGCCAGCATGCGGATAACCATCGGGTTATTGCCGATCTCGTCAATACGGCCTTTGTCGGCGTCGTCCGCCAGAGAGTTGAACGCGCGGAAAGCCAGACCGATGTTTTGCTTAAACTCTGCGTCAGTCTTCCACACCTCGCGCAGCTGCGTGGTTGCGGCTTCAGAATCCAGCGCAGCGGCACCGCCTACCAGCTCTGGTGCGCGTTGTGCATATTCACCCAGGATAAAGCTCATCTGATCGTTGGTGATGCCTTTGGCGTGCGCTGTTTTCATGAAGCCCTGCATGCGCGGATCGGCTTTGAACTCTTCCCAGTTGAATCCCTCGACCTCTACCTTAGGTGCATACTCATCCGCCGTTTTCGGCGGCGCGTCGCCGCTACCCATGCGTTTTTCAAGATGAGTGTAGTTTTCCGCCAGTTTGCGGGCAGAGCTTTCAATACTGAGCTTTCCGTCTTCGCCCATAACGCGGAATTTCTCAGGTAGCCAGTCATTAGCACCCGGTTCGCCCGCGCCGGTGCTGAGCAGAGAATTACCAGAAGGTTCGCCAGCACCCGGATTATTGCCGCCATCTTCACCACCTCCGTTACCGCCGCCTGGCTGTTCTGCGCCCTGCTCAGCGTTCATGAATAAGTGTTTAAGCTTCCACATCGTCTTCTACTCCATCGGCCTTGTTGATTTCGCGCAGGATGTAATCCAGTACGGATCGCTGCCCTGCCCTGTAACACGTTTCACGGTCGCCCTCGGTACCGCCGGGGACGTATGCCGCACGCCCGAAGCGGCGCGTTAATTCTTCCAGCACCTGAGAGCCGCCGGGCATTTCTTCAAAAATGCGCTTAAAGTCCTGAGGTGTAGCCTGTTTTATTCTCATTGGTTACCCGCCAGTCGTTGCCCTATTGCCGCACCAGCGGTCTGCCCTGCGGCTCCTGCGGCCTCGGTTCCCGCCTGCATCATGAGCTGCTGCTGAGCGGCCTGCTGCTGTGCTTTCTGGCGCTGGTCGCGGATATTTGCCACAGCATCGGATGAGCGAATAACCTTAGCCGGGACGCCAAGCGCATCGGCCACAACGCGCGTGGCTTCGTCGGTATCAATGAGATCAATAACGTCCTGGCTGATGCCGGCGAGGTTTGCCACGTTCGCGCCGAGGCGCTCGATTGCCGTTACGTCTTCCAGCTTCTGGGCGCGTGCCAGAGGGGAGATGTAACGCACGTTGAAATTGGCGTTCTGTAGGCTTTCCGGCGGCGGGGAGAAAATGCCAGCGCGGAAAGCGATGCCAAAGCAGCGCACCACCAGCAGCTGGAGATATTCCGCCTGGAAGCGGCCATACACCGGGCCGAGCAGCTGGCGAATCAGTGCAACGCGCACATGCACTTCGGTGGCGGTCATGGCGGGACCGTCCTGCGGCTGCAGCTGGTCGGCCATCATGATTTTGCGGATTGATGCCTGCAGGCGCTCTTCGGCGGTGAATGCCACGCTGAAATCGGAACCGGTTAGCAGCGGTTTCATGCTGTCGGTGCTGTTCGCCACGATGATACGGCGCGGGCCGACCTTGACCGTGCGCGGGTTGAGCACGCCGTCGTCTTCGGCAATCCACATTCCGGAGATAGCCAGATCCTGCGCGGCTTTCTCCATGCGCTTGGTTTCGTTCAGCTCTTTGCAGTCCGGCAGCGCGTCGTATACCGGGCCGATGCCGTAGGAGCCGCCGGGGATTTTCATCCAGCGCGGCACGCAGCACGGGAATTCGTGATAGCCGGACTCACGCACAATCTGCTTGTTGCTCACGTCGACGTTGTACGACGCAAAACGCATGTTCTTCGCCAGGCGCGCATCGACCATGTAGGTTTCGCGCGGGAAAATGCAGTGCAGGAAATCAAATTTATCGTCGGGCTTTCTCTTCGCCGCATCACGGATCTTTTCGCTGACCTTATCCGCGCCGAATTCTTTGATGGCCTGCTCTGCGGTCAGCTGGTAGCGGCGGTATATCGTGTCCACGATGCCGTCTTTGCGGGTGGACGTGACATAGCACTGCGCCAGCGGCCACTGCTGGAATGTGTAGCCGCCCTCTTCGCGGTCCTCGTCGATGTACAGGACGAACCAGCCAGCGCACACCACATCGAGATTAGCCTCGTACCCCTCAGCGTCGAAGTTGGCGGCGTGAATATTTTCCCATACCAGCGTGGCGCACTCGGACAGCCAGGCTTTGGCGTCGTCAGGCAGCGACTCGCTGTCGAGATTCAGCCACTGCGCATTTGCCGGGGTCATGCCGGACATGAGCGCGGAGGCCAGCATGCGGGCGCTGTCGGTGGCGGTGCCGTCCAGTAGCTTCGCCACCTTGTGTTTTGCACTCTGAGCGTCGAGCACTTCGTCAGAGAATCCCGCGCCGCGCAGCGGATAAGTGTAGTCATAGCACTCGCGCCAGACACTTTCATGCTGCTGGCGGTTGGCTTTCAGCGTATCGGAACGCTTGATCAGCTTAACGGCGAGTTCATCCATCAGTTACGCCCCCAGAGTGTTTTTCTGCTGCGCTGCCTGCGCACCAGAGGACAGCAGAGAGCTGCCAGAATCAGCTGCACCCTCTGCACCACTGGCGAGAAGGGACGAGCCTTTCTTGCGCTTCTTGCGCGATGCTGCGTCTGCGTTCGCCGCTTTTGCCGCTGCGTCTGCAGCTGCATCCGCTTCGGCCTGCGGGTCGGTCTGAACGACCTTTGGTGCACTTCCACACATGGCGATCCCCCTCTTAGCCCGGAACGTGCCAGCCATGCTCAGTCAGAACGGGCTTACCCGTTACTGGCTGAGGCTTACCCTCGTCGTTCGTCACGTAGCCGAGCGGTGCGGCAGGTGCCGTCGTGGTGGCTTTTTTGACGAGCTGGAGGAATTCGAGATTGTCAGTCAGCTGCTGGTCGGCCAGGTCGGTAAAGGCCAGTTCTTCAAAGCGGGCGATGATGGCAGCGCCCTGCTCGTTGATGGTACCCAGCAGAGTATTGCGCTCAGCGAGTGCGGCATCGTCCAGCAGATTAGCAACGCGCTGCTGGATAACTTCCTGCTCCGCGCGCAGGCCCTCAGCGTTAAGCGTCTGAATTTCAGTCGCCGTAAGGCGATTATCTGCACCTGTCGGTTGCTCTGCGCCCGTTTCAGGCTCTTGCCCCGGTACTTCGATAGGTTTCTTTGGTCGGCCCATTGTGGTGGCTCCTGAGATGATTGAGCTGTAAGTGTGAAACGGGGTCGCGGTCGGGATCCCGACCAAATGGAATATTTGTTAAAAACAGGTCCGATTTAACATAATGGACGTTGCGCGCACCAGCGAAATGGCACTCGTTAACGATTTAGCGTGAAGGGTTTATTTGTTGCGGTTTACTGGCTGGAAAGAGGGAAAATGGACTGCATAAATCGTGCATAAAACAGGGCGGTTTTTGCATAGCGTTTTTAACCGATGAACGCCCCGTTTTTGCAAGTTTTCATGGTGCCAGACGCTTCGATCGCCAGGCGTAAACAAAACGCCGTGATGTGACCTGCGCTGGCAGTTCGGAACGTGGGCGCTGTGTGACGTAGCACCAGAAATCTATCAGCGCTTCGCCTGTGTGGTGGTTCGGCGCTGCGCCCTGCTTCCAGCCGATGATAGCAGACTTCGACACGTCGAGCTCTCTGGCTATCTCCTGCAGGGGGATGCCGCTGCGCGTGATGTCGTTAATCACCCGGAACCAGTCTGTTTTGAACGTTGCGACAACTGGCATGGGTCACCTCGCAAAACGCGCGCACGCGCGAGCATAGAGAGCGATTTTATTGAGCTTCTGGCGCTCGTTAATCGCCGTGGTGGAATCAAATCGTATTTGCATATCGCTACTCGCAATAAATTACATGTTTAGGGTGGAACCACCTGCCCCCACCTGGAACCACCTTTTTCTAACCTTTCCCCAAATCGACTTATATATATATATGGGGTTGTTAATAATAAGGTGGTTCCAGTGGTTCCAGTGGTTCCGAGCCGCTAACCGCAAGGGCTAGAAAGTGGAACCACCTCCGTTATCAGGTGGTTCCAGGTGGTTCCAAAGGTTCCCAAACTTTGCTTTTCTTACCGTCAATTCGCCTTTGTGCGCGCTTATAACCGCAATTTTGCAAAACATTGCTAATTCGCATTTCTTCACGTTTTCCGATGTGGCTTGGATTTAAACCAATCGCATCGCGCAGAACGTCGCTAGCGCGTAAAAATTCGCAATTTCGCGGAATGTCGTTAGTCATCGGGTCAGGCGTGTCGAGCCATTTCTCGACCGTTTCGAGCCACGCGTCCTTAATGGTGTACTGCTCGTGGACACTCGCACCGAGCCGCTCAGCATCGCGGAACTGGATGCCGCCAAGGCGCTTATACGTCTCGCGGGCCTCAGCCCACAGCAAAAGGAGGTCGGTTTTTATCGCTTTCACGTCGACTTTCGACACCTCAACCGGCAACCACCGGCGGTTACCGGTCTTATCAGCGAGGAATTCGTCTTCGTTGGTGGTACCGACGAACATCAGGCGGCGCGGGAACTGGGTAGCGAATTCACGATATTTTGGGATCCAGTTCTCATGCGTACGCGTCACGAATGCCTTGATGGATTCCAGCTCTTTGGTATTGAGGCCGCGCAGCTCGCCAATCTCCGCCACCAGACGCCCGCGCATCTTGCGTGCGAGGTCGTCGTCTTTCTCAGCGAATGAGATCTCGGTGAAGAACGCCGGGTCGGGGCTAAGCGCCTCCACGCCGGAGGACTTACCGCACCCCTGCGGACCGACGAGGATCGGCACCATATCGGCTTTAACGCCGGGCTCCAGCACCCTGCCCGCCAGCGCCGTCCACATGTACATGGACACTGCGCGGGTGTATGGCGTGTCGGCAGTACCGAAGTGCGTATGGTAGAAAGTTTCGATACGCGGCACGCCGTCCCACTCCAGCCCGTTCAGCCAGGTGGTCGCCGAGTCGAAAGGCTGTTCGTCAGCGGCCAGCAGCACCACGTCGCGAATGAGTTCGCGCCCCACGGGTTTAAAGCCGCGCCTTTCCATCGTGATGCGCAGACGCGCATAGTCCGCATCGGTGAATGCCTGCCACTGGCCGGAGCCTGCCTGAGCGAACATGATTTCGTCGCGGAACTGGTCAAAGCGAATATCGATGTCCACGAAGTCAGGGCGCACAACGGCTTTGGCTGCGTTGCTGATGGTGGCCTCGATGCGGCCCCACTTATCGCGCTCGAACGCCGGCAGCGGTAAAGGCTCAGCCACTTCGGTGCTGGTCAGGTCTTCGAAATCGTCGTTGCGGATCCCGATGGCATTAAGGAAATCACCGTCGTCGCGGTGCGCACAGCTGGCGTGCAGGCACTTGAAATGGCCCTGCTCAAAACCCGCGGTACCGCCCGGGAAGTAAACCGTACTGGTCGGGTCGCCGCCGGTGCTGTGGCCGTCCTCAAACGGGCAGCGGATATAGCGCTCGCCGTTCGCGCCGTCCAGCAGCGTCCAGCCATTGGCGTCGAGGTATTCGGCGGTATCATCCGTCGCGCCGGGCGTGAACGTTGAGCGGTCGCGCATCTTCGTGCTGCCCGCTTCGGTGGTAACCGACACAGGCAGCTGCTCCGCCAGGCGCTGCCACAGCGTTTCGAGCTGGTCAGCTGTTATGGCTGGTGGCTCGTCCGGCAGACCGCCGTCCCACTCAATACGCGCGCCACTGCTGTGCGTACCGCAGGCAACGAACTGTTGGCCGTTGGCCAGCAGCTCGATAATCCCCATATCGCCCGCCAGTCGGTGGATGCGCTTACGAAAATCGCCGTCAACGGCCAGCAGGTACAGGCATTTGTTGCTGTTGGCGCGCCAGCGACGCGGCGGCAGCTCACCAAGCAGCTGCACCAGCGTTTTGCGAATATCGGCCTGTATGTCTTCGTCTTCGCTGTCGCAGTCCAGCGCCAGCCAGCCATGACCTGTACGCACGCAGATGCCGTAATCCGGTTCGTTCGACCAGCGGGCAAAGTCATGCTCAGTAACGACATGCTCGGTCCAGTCCTTGATCCCGGTAGCCAGGCGGTTGCGGTTATACAGGCTTGGCGTTTTGCCAAGCATTTTGAGTTTGCTATTCGGGGATATGGTCGCGCCCGGGTTGCACACGACCGGCAGCAGCTGGTCAGTACGTCCCAGCACCAGATCGAAGTGGAACCATTCGTCAGGCGTCGCCCCCCAGATCTTTTTCTCTGGCATGGGTTACGCCTTTTTATCGTTTTGTGAGCCGTGCAGCAGCCAGTTTGGGTCGCAATCAAGCGCAACGGATATCTCAAGAAGGTAACGTGGGCGGGAGATAACACCGCTTTCGATCCTGTTGATAGCCTGCTGACTAACCCCTGTTAGCTCAGCCAGCGTGACCTGCGTCATTTTGAGCTCTTTACGTCGCTCTTTTAATCGGGTAGCCAGAGTCATAGTTATCGCCTCATACAATTTTAGTGGTATTTAGCAACAACCAATCATGTTTGTCAAATACAACAAAAATTGTATTTAATAGTAGGAGGTCATTATTTCAACTCTTACAAGGTATTAAAAATGTCTCTCGCAGCACGCTTCAAAGCCCGCCGTCTCGAACTTGGAATGACACAAACAGAAGTCGCAAACTCTGCGGGAGTTAGCCAGCAATCAATTGAGTCTATAGAAAGCGGGCGCACCCGAAAGCCGCGCAACCTTCTCGATCTGGCTAAGGCACTGAAATGCAGCCCGGACTGGCTTTTGAACGGTAAAAACATAATGCCGCTCGCTGAAATCAGTACCAGAAGAATCCCTGTTTTGAGCTACGTACAAGCGGGTTGTCTCACTGAAGCAAGAGACGTTACTGACCTGACAGGAGAGCTTGAATATGTTCTGGCTGATGCAGACGTGCCAGAAACTTGCTTTGCTCTTCGCATCGATGGCGATAGCATGCAGCCGGAGTTTAAAGAAGGCGATATCGTTATCATCGACCCAGACCTGTGTCCTACTCCAGGAGAGTTCGTGGTTGCCAAGAACGGCGGCCACGAAGCAACATTTAAAAAATACCGCCCGTTGGGAATAGGTGTTGATGACTTCGAACTGATCCCGCTCAATCCAGACTACCCGGTTTTACGTAGCGCTGATATGAAGTTACAGATCATCGGGGTAATGATTGAGCACCGTATCTACCGTCGTAAACGTTAAAATCCCACCTTCTCGGGAGGGTAGCTGAACCCTCCTCACTCCTATCTTGTAAAATCTTACAAACTAAATTCATTTATATATCAATAACGTGGTATTTTCACGCCAATAAATACCACATTTGTGGTTTACACAATACAACTCAAATTGTAGATTTAATCCCAAGAAGTAATCGCTCTTTAACAAACAGAACCGCGTGACAGGTAAGCCGCAGTGCTCCTGGCAAAACGAAATGGCACCCGAGGGGATCGAGGTAAGCGCCGAGTCCGTATGCGTACGGTAAGCGTAGAGGACCACACCGCGACGAGCTGATAAGTCACGCAAGTTGAAACGCCCCGATGATGGGGCGTGCAGTGAATTTATCAAGCGTCTGTCAGGCGCTTCATTAAGTCCATTGCATTGCTGTGTGTAGTCTTTGCCCCTCGTAAGAGGGGCTCTTTTTTGGAGCACCACCGATGAAACCTGAACACCTCCACCGGCTGACGGGGCGCGACGTGCTCCATTATCGCCGCAAACATTTCGACATCTTCACCGGTCTGGCCCTCGCTACTGCGTTCGGCCTGGCTATTACCTTCATTCTCCTTGTAGCGAGGACCGCAGTATGAGCTTAGAAACCAGTCTCGAACTTAACAACCAGCTGCTGACGCAGCATAACGCCCTGCTTGAACGCCTTATCACTGCCCTGGCCTCTGGCGTCGCGCTTCGTCCGGACACCGTGGCGCAGGTTCAGGAATACCGCGAAACGGTACCGGAAACCAAAGCGGAAAATACCGTTATCCGCAAGGTTACGCTGGACGATCTGGAGTTCAGCGACATTATCGCTCTGGCTGCATTCTACCCGGACCCGCAGGAGCTCAGCGAAACGATGGTCCAGCGCGTTGTTGATTATCGCGACGCCGAAGGCGATAAGCGCGTTGTGCAGATCGACGCCCTGGATAGCGCCCTGCAGGGAGTTAAACGAGCAGGTCATTTGAACAAGCCAGCATTACTTCACCTGTCACGTAACATCCTGCGCTTCTGGGACGATTTACCAACCATCGCGGCACGCCGTGAATTTGCCGAGCGTTTACTGGACGCACCCGCAGACGGGCGCCATGAAGTGAAGCCGAAAACCAGCGGTAAGGATGAAGAACGCACAGGACCGTTCTACTGCAAGAACGTTGATGGCTCAGCCGCCAGCGAGCTTCACACCTTACGCAAGCTGAACGAACTGCTTAAAAAGGGCCATATCGAGATCACTAAAGTTGAGTACCTCCAGCTGCAGGAAGATTTCGCGCGTAAAAACGCGGCAAAAGGCGGTACCGAAACGGTCGATGACACCGGGGATAATGCTGGCGCGCAGTCCGATTTTGCAGCCCTGCGTAAAAAGGCCGAAGGGTTGATCCTCCAGCTGGCGAAAGGCGGTTACCGCGCCGAGGCTGTAGCGATTCTGGAAAAACAGGGTGCCAAAAAGCTCGGCGAAGTTGCTGACGAGAACCTCGCAGATGTGATCGCTCAGGCTGAAAAAGCGCTGGAGAGTTAATCATGCCAGAAGTTCATGCACGACTTTCCCCGTCTTCAGCGCATCGGTGGATGCGCTGCCCCGGTAGTCTGGCGCTGGAGGCCACTCAGCCAGACAAAGAAACGTCCTTCGCTTTAGAAGGTACTGCAGCGCATGCACTTGCCGAAAAGGTGCTGCGCAACCGCCAGAGTCACCCGGAGCACTATGCAGGTTGTAACGTCGCGATGTTCCTCGGCTCCTATCCTCTTGCTGAGCACCCGGATGATACTTCTGGCCCGCAGGTGGATGAGGAAATGGTCGAAGCCGTTGGCCGCTACGTCGACACCATCTGGGCGCTGTCGCAGGGCAATGAGCTGCTGGTCGAGCAGCGTGTCGACTTCTCCCACATCGTGGGCGTAGACGAGTCATTCGGTACCGCCGACGGCGTAATCATCGCGGGCAACGAGTTGCAGATCCACGACCTGAAATACGGTAAGGGTGTGCGCGTAGATGCCGAGCAGAACGAGCAGCTGCAGCTGTATGCCCTGGGCGCGCTCGAGCAGTTCAGTATGCTGTACGACTTCGAGACGGTGCGCCTGTTCATCCACCAGCCACGGCTTAACCACGTTTCAGAGTGGGCCCTGACGGTGGAAGAGCTCCAGGCGTTCGGCGAGCGAGCGCAGGAAGCGGCAGCCAGTGTGATCGTGATGTTCAACGTCGCCGATTGCGAAGGTGTAGAAACCCTGCCGCTGGAAAACTTCACCCCCGGCGAAAAACAATGCCGGTTCTGCAAAGCCAGCGCCATCTGTACAGCGCGGCAGCAGTTGCACTTCGACACTATCGCTGGCGATTTCGTCGACCTGACGCAACCTACTGGCGAGCAGCTGGCAGAAGCAGTCAAGCGTGTGCCACTGCTCACCGCTGAACAGCTGGCGGAAGTATACAGTCAGGCCGATTTTATCGAATCGTGGCTAAAGGCTGTGCGCGACCGGGTGAACAGTGAGCTGAACGCCGGGCATCCGGTACCGGGCTTTAAGCTGGTTACTGGCAAACAGGGCAATCGTGCCTGGAGTGATGAAGAAGCCGCCCGCGCGCTGCTGAAAGACCAGTTCCGCTACAAAATGGAAGAGGTCTTTGACTTCAAGCTGATCAGCCCAACCAAAGCCGAAAAGCTTATCAAAAAGGCCAGCCCTCGCCGCTGGCCGAAAGTCGAAGCGCTAATCACCCGCGCTGACGGTAAGCCCACCGTCGCCCCCGAATCCGACCCGCGCCCTGCGCTCAATATCAACCCTGTTATCGATTTCGACGACGTGTCCGACGACGCGCTCGCCGCAGACCTCATCTGATTAAGGAAATACCCATGAAAATTAAACTGAACAACGTCCGTCTGGCTTTCCCTGCTCTGTTCGAAGCAAAAACCGTGAACGGCGAAGGCGACCCGCGCTTCTCTGCTGTTTTCCTGATGGACCCGAAACACCCGCAGCTGGATGAAGTCCGCAAAGCTCTGAAGCAGGTAGCGAAGGAAAAATGGGGTGAGAAGTGGGAAACCATTTACGGCCAGTTGGAGAAAAAGCTCAACCTCTGCCTGCATGATGGTGACGAGAAAGCCGAATACGAGGGCTTCCCGGGCAACTTCTTCCTGAATGCTGCCAACAAAGCGCGCCCGGCAGTCATCGATCGCGACCGTTCTCCACTCATCCAGGCTGATGGCCGTCCCTACGCCGGTTGCTACGTCAACGCGGTAATCGACATCTGGGCGCAGGACAACAACTTCGGTAAACGCGTTAACGCATCGCTGGGTGGCGTCCAGTTCCTGCGCGACGGTGACGCTTTCGCTGGCGGCGGTGTGGCCGCGCCGGATGACTTCGACGATATCAGCGAAGGTGCAGACGCCTCCGATCTGGTTTAATCCTTCCACGCCCGGCGACATGCCGGGCAATTTAATTTTCAGATATTATTTTTTATCTTCAGTTACTACAGATTCTGACGTTTTTCCGTCGCCTTCTTTGAGTTTAATCATATTTATAGCACTGTCGTAATATGCTTTCGCGCGCTTGGCTATATAACCTTCGTATTCATCTAATTTAAAATACTTAAACATCTTCATAGCTATATTGTTTTTAAACTGAATCCTGCTCCAGATAGCATTCATTCTGTTTAGATGAAAATCTCTAGCACTTTCATATTTTTGCAGCTCTTCATGAGTCACGACTTCATTATCTAACTTACATACTGAATCCCCGCCATTCGCGGAAAACTCAACAGCCATGCTTCTTGCGTAGTAGTGATTCATATGTGCGCGATCTGTTTCTCTTACCCTGACATCAAGCCAGAACTTTTCATTAAGAATAAATTTTTCAATGAATTTAATTAATAAAAAGTCTCTGAATATCAATGCAAAAGGCATTAATACATAAACACCAAGAAAACCGAGGCATGCAGTAATAATCGTGCTTAAGGAAACTGTGAACTCCATTCCATAACTCCTAGGGTTAAATATGAGCAATATACTATGGGGCGACCTGGAAACCTATTGCGGGATACCCATCACGAACGGCACACACGCTTATGCGGAGGGTGTCGAGGTGATGCTGTTCGCCTGGGCCATCGGCGACGAGCCGGTTAGCGTCTGGGATCTGACTGCTGGCGAACCTATCCCCGGCAGGCTTCAGAAGGCTATCGCCGACCCTGATACCCTGCTTTATTTCCACAATTCGCACTTTGACCGCACGGTGCTGCGCCATGCAATACCGCGACTTGCCCCTGATGTAACGCGCTGGCGTGACACGATGGTGCAGGCGCTGGCTCACGGCCTCCCCGGCGCGCTGGGCGCGCTCTGCGAGGTGCTGGGCGTCCCGCAGGACAAAGCGAAGGACAAAGAAGGTAAAGCGCTGATCCAGCTGTTCTGTAAGCCCCGGCCAAAGAACAGCAAACTGCGGCGGGCCACCAGCAAAACCCACCCGGAAGAATGGCGGCGCTTTGTTGCTTACGCTGGCCTTGATATTGAGGCTATGCGCGAAGTACATAAGCGCTTGCCGAAGTGGAATTATAAAGGCGCGGAGCTGGCGCTCTGGCATCGTGACCAGCAGATCAACGACCGCGGCGTCTGCATGGATGTGCAACTCGCGCAGGCGGCGATCGAGGCGGTAGAACTCGAGCAAAAGCGCCTGGCGAAACGCACGCAGGTGATGACCGACGGCGAAGTGCAGGCGGCCACGCAGCGCGATGCGCTGATTACGCACATTGTTGAATCGTACGGGGTGGAGCTGCCGGACATGCAGCGCAGCACGCTGGAGCGCCGTATGGTGGATCCTGATTTACCGTCTGCGGTGAAAGAGCTGCTGGCTATCCGCCTGCAGGCCAGCACCACCAGCACCAGTAAGTACAAATCGCTGATGAAGGGCGTGAGCAGTGACGGGCGTCTGCGCGGCACACTGCAGTTCTGCGGCGCATCGCGAACCGGGCGCTGGGCCGGGCGGTTGTTCCAGCCCCAGAACCTGCCCCGCCCTTCACTTGAGCAGGACCAGATAGACGAGGGCATCGAGGCGCTTAAAGCCGGATGCGCCGATCTGCTGTTCGATAACATCATGGAGCTGACCAGCTCAGCGCTGCGCGGCTGCATCATGGCGCCGGAAGGCAAAAAGCTGGTGGTTAGCGACCTGTCGAACATCGAAGGGCGAAAACTGGCCTGGCTTGCCGGCGAGCAGTGGAAACTGGACGCGTTCCGGGAGTACGACGAGGGAACCGGGCCGGACCTGTATAAACTGGCCTACGCCCGCGCTTTCAATATCTCGCCGGACGATGTTGATAAATACCAGCGTCAGATCGGCAAGGTGATGGAGCTGGGCCTCGGCTTTGGTGGTGGTGTTGCAGCGTTTCTTACCTTCGCCCTGGTCTACGGTCTCGACCTCGACGAGCTGGCGAACGCCGCGCTGCCGAACATCCCCCGCGATGTTATCCGCGAGGCGAAAAGCTGGTACGACGAATCGGTTAAACGTAAATCAACTTACGGCCTGTCAGAGCGGGTATTCATCGCCTGCGACTCGCTGAAGCGCCTGTGGCGCCGGGCACATCCGATGACCTGCGATTTCTGGTACCAGCTCGAGCGCACTGTACGTTCGGCAATCGCAACACCCGGCAAGACGCTTTACTGCGAAAAGCTGAAGGTGCGGCGCGACGGTGCATGGCTGCGCATACAGCTGCCGTCCGGGCGCGCGCTGTGCTACCCGTCGCCGTCCATCGAGAAGGGAAATATCACCTATCAGGGCGTTAACTCCTACTCGCGCAAATGGCAACGGCTCAAAACCTACGGCGGGAAGCTGGTGGAAAACGTCACTCAGGCGGCCGCCCGCGACGTTCTGGCCGGAAACATGCCGCTGATCGAGGATGCCGGTTACAGCATTGTGCTGACGGTACACGATGAGGTAATCACCGAAGCGCCGGACACTGACGATTTCAACGACAAAGCGCTCTCCGCGCTGCTCTCCACTAACCCCGAATGGGCGCCCGATATCCCGCTGAACGCTGGTGGCTTCGAGGCGTACCACTACCGTAAGGATTAATCGCAATGGCTGTAATAAAAACGCATACCGGAACGGTTATTACCCGCACCGGTGAAAAGCAGGTGCAACTGCATCAAAACCCCACAACGTGGGTGGCTGGCCCAAAAGAGTATTACTACAAAGACACTGGCCGCCGCGGTGGTGCCGTCGGCGTCCGTACTCGTCTGGTGCTGAGCAGCATCCTCCCGATCGAAGCAAAGCAGGAGTAACCCCTATGTCATTTAAATATCGGGATAGTCCGCTTTATTACCGGACTGCGCGGGAGGCTTTGCGCCTTGAGCAGTCCGGTGAATACGACCGGGCGGCGAAGGTCTGGGCTAAAGCAAACCGCGAATCACGTAACGAACTGAATCAGGACTGGAGCGAACGCCGGTCTGATTTTTGCCTGATGCAGAACATGCGCGAAAAGCGTAAGGCGGTGGACGATGCGTAATAAAAGTCTGAACGATGATGTACTCGATGAAATCATCGCTGCGCCAAAAACACCTCTGGAGCAGATGCTTGCTCTGGCTCTAAAGCAAGAACGTGCGGACACGCTCCGTTCACTGGAAGCTATTTCACGTCTGAATAATGCGATGTACCGCTGGAGTTCCCGTATGTCTTACAACGCTTCATATGTTGGCGAGCCAAGCGGTTTATTTAAAGGCAGCATCCGTGAGATAGAGAAAATTTGTGATGCTTGCCTCGAGTCCCTAAAAGAGGAGCCTGGCGAGTGAAAACACTTATCCGAGTTCTTCTCTGGACTGGCGGAATTTCGCTGTTTGCGCTGCTGGTTTGTTTTGCCGGTGAGCACGACCGCGAAGATTGTGAGGTTCGCATTGCCAAAGAGCTGAACACCACCGCCGTATACATCAACGGTCATTGCATGGTCAAAGGCTACGGTCGTTTCGACGGGAGATAACGTTATGACCTACGAACGTGAAAGCATTATCGAAAAGCACCTCGTCGCCGAAGTGAAAAAGGCTGGCGGGGTCGCCTTTAAGTTCGTGTCACCCGGTCGCCGCTCGGTACCGGATCGCATTGTCCTGCTACCGGGCGGCCGTATTGTTTTCGTTGAATGCAAAGCACCTGGCAAACCACCACGCGCCGACCAGCTGCGTGAGCACGAACGGCTGCGCGCGCTGGGATTTACCGTCGAGGTGCTGGATAGCAAAAATCTGGAGGGGATATTGTGCGAAAAGTCCAACGACGCAGTAAATTCCGCCTGATTGGCGGCCCGTACGATGGCGCTATCGTGATGCTCTTTACCGCTGGCACACTGGAGTTTACAGCTAAAGGGCAGACCGGGAGGTATACAGGACATAGCGGCGACAGACTACACTGGGAGGAAAAACGTGTCAGTTAACTCCCCTTCTAAAATTTTCACCCCCCGCCCGTATCAAGACCTCATTATCAACCACGAAATCGACATTCAGCGCTGCAACATCTGGGCGGGCATGGGTATGGGTAAAACTGTGGCAACGCTCACCACGCTGGAAGATCTCTTCATGGCGGGCGCAGAGACACAGCCCGCGCTGGTCCTCGCGCCGCTGCGCGTGGCTGCCAGCACCTGGCCGGATGAAGCGGTTAAATGGGGGCATCTGCGCAATATCGAGGTGCAGCCGATTGTCGGTAACGCTAAGGCTCGCGCCGCGGCGCTGGCGAACAGCAACGCCAGTGTGTTCACCATCAACTACGACAATCTGGTCTGGCTGGTGGAAGAGCTGGGCGGCCGCTGGCCGTTCGGTACCGTTATCCCCGACGAAAGCACCCGGCTGAAATCCTTCCGGCTGCGCGGCGGCGGCAAGCGTGCGGCGGCGCTGGGAAAAGTAGCGCATAAGCACGTCCGGCGCTGGATGAATCTCACCGGTACGCCAGCGCCGAACGGCCTGGTGGATTTGTGGGGGCAGGCGTGGTTTGTGGATCAGGGGCAGCGCCTCGGGCGAACTTACGGTGCGTTCACCTCCCGCTGGTTTAACTCAATACAGTTTCCGGGGCAAAGCTGGACGAAGCTGGAGCCTTTCGCCCATTCGCAGGACGAAATACAGCGTGCACTGGCCGACGTGACTATCTCCCTTGATGCCGCCGACTGGTTCGATATCAAAGAGCCCATCCATAACGTGATCCGCGTGGACATGCCGCCGAAGGCACGCCTGCAGTATCGTGAAATGGAAAAGGAAATGTTCCTCGAGCTGAACGGCGAAGGCATCGAAGCGCCGAACGCCGCGGCAAAAACGGTGAAGTGTCTGCAAATTGCCAGCGGTGCGGTGTACACCGACGACGCCGGAAGCTGGTCAGAACTTCACGACGCGAAGCTGCAGGCGCTGGACAGTATTCTCACCGAAGCAGCTGGCGCGCCGGTACTCGTGGCCTACCACTGGAAACACGACCTCGAGCGTTTGCTTAAAGCATTCCCTCGCGGTCGCCACCTCGACCAGGATCCACAGACGCTGCGCGACTGGAACGCCGGGAAAATACCGGTCCTGTTCGCGCACCCGGCAAGCGCAGGCCACGGCCTGAACATGCAGGACGGCGGCAACATACTGGTGTTTTTCTCGCACTGGTGGGATCTGGAGCAGTACCAGCAAATTATCGAACGCATCGGGCCCACCCGGCAGATTCAGGCCGGACACAACCGCCCGGTGTTCATTCACCACATTATTGCCGCCGACACTATGGACGAAATGGTGATGGAGCGGCGCAACTCAAAACGAACAGTGCAGGACATCCTGCTCGATGCCATGAAAAAGAGAGGTATAGCATGACACCGGTTATCTCTGACACTGACCTGATTAACATTAAAGAGGTTGAGCGCTCTGTCGGCCTGAAAAAATCCAGCATTTACGAGCGCATCAGTAATAACGAGTTTCCGAAGCCTAAGAAGCTCGGGAGCCGAACCTCCCGCTGGGTACGCGGCGAGGTCGAAGAGTGGAAAAAACAGTTTCTTTAAATCAAACGCAGCTGGTCAATATAATCCGCATACCACTGCATCATCTCCCGACGCCCTTCCATATACAGGGCATGGTTATAAACCCCGCGTATATTGTTCTTATCCACGTGAGCGATCTGGAGTTCAACCCAGTCAGAGTTGAATCCTTTATCGTTCAGGATAGTGCTGAACGTATGCCGGAAGCCATGCCCTACTACCCTCCCCTTATACCCCAGCGTGTGGATCATCCTGTTTATTGTGTTCTCGCTCATGACCTTTGACGGGTCATTCCTCCCCGGAAACATATTCACGTATCGACCTGTCAGACCGTGCAGCTCTTTCAGCAAGACGACAAGCTGATCGGAAAGCGGCACCAGGTGTGGACGGTCCATCTTCATAAATTCGGCAGGTATCTCCCACAGCCGATTATCGAAATCTACCCATTCCCATTTTGAATGTCGCAATTCGTAGGTACGCAGCCCTGCCAGCATCATGATCTGCAACCCAAGGCGGGGCAGCGGGCTCCCCTTGTAACTCTCAAGTGCCGCGAGAAAATCGGGCAGTTCTTCAGCCGTCAGGAACGGGAAGGACTCTCCTTTATGCCCGGTCATTGCGCTGTTCAGTTCGCTGACGGGGTTATACTTCGCACGCCCGGTTGCAACTGCATAACTGAATACTTCACCGCACCACCGGCGCGTTTTGGCTGCTTTCTCGGTTGCGCCGCGATTCTCAATTTTGCGCAGTGCCGCCAGCATCTGAACCGGTTCGATTTCAGCAACTGGCAGCTTACCCACAGCTGGGAAAATATCTTTGTGGAACGCTTCGAGAATGTCAGAGGCATAGCCAGACGACCAGCGCGGCTTCTTGAATTCATGCCATTCTGCGGCAATCTCTTTAAACGTGATCGTCTTTGCCGCGGCAGCCGCAACGTGGCTTTTGACCTTCACAGGATCAATACCCGCCGCAACGTTCCGCCGGGCCTCATCTCGCTTTTCGCGTGCGGCCGCCAGCGAAACAGCCGGGTACACACCGAGCGCCAGCATCTTTTCTTTACCGGCGAAGGTATAGCGATAGCGCCAGTATTTCGCCCCGCTGGTTTTCACCAGCAGGATAAGTCCGTTACCGTCTGGCAGCTTGTAGTCTTTCTCGGCAGGCTTTGCCGTCTCGACCTGTCGCGCGTTTAGTTTCAT